AATTAACATTTGGAGGTGAAATGAATAATGAATGAGGAACCGCTTACTCAGCATGAATTACAAGAAATGGCTGGAAAACCTGTATACTGCCCGGAAATTGAATCATACGGAATTGTAAAGTGCGAAACTATAGGAACATGGGCAGGTGTGCCATTTTTGGTCGGAGTTTGGCATTGTGATAGCGTTGCAGTGAATTTTGAATACAACATTGCAGATAGAAAATTGAAATGTTATAGAATCAATGAAAATTACGGATTTAGTGGCGGTGTGCGGTACACAGGGCCAGGTTCGATTCCTGGGCAGTCTGCGGACTGTAACCATGGTGGAAAGTAAGAGGGTGCCGGTTCGACTCCGGCCGCCGCCAACTTAATATTCCTAGGAACCGGAGGAGAAAGTAGATATGAATGTAAAAATATATATACGGAATTTTGATGGGACATGGGACTTGGAAAAAGAATTTGATGAAAAGGTGATTTCCATTACGGTTGCAAATGGAAACTATGTTTTGGTGTTAGAACAGGAAGATTATTTTGGTAAGCTTGTCTTTTTGTATGATATGAGCAAATACAAAATCGAGGCTCTTCCACAGTAAAACTGACATTTAGGAGAAATGAACAATGGTAAAAATCCAAAAATGTAAAAGACATGGAGTCTGTAATGATTGCGGTAAACAGCAGTCAAATGATGCGGAAATCTGGGAAATCAAAGCATCGACAACTGGGCATGGGTGGACAACAATAATGCTTTGCAGAGACTGTATGTTGTCATTACATACGGCAATAGCGGCCGCTCAGATAAACTGATATTTGTGATACGAAGGGAGGTACCTGATTGAGAAAGAAAGCAGACAGTAAGCAGGCCAAGGTCAGCCGTATCGACCGCAGCAAGGCGCTGGCCGCCCAGGCTGACGAGGCCATCAAGGAGCGCATCCGGACGGCTCCGGCCTACATGTATACCAGCCTGTGTCCGGTCCCGGAGCTGCGCCGGCCGCCGAAGGGAGTGATACGGTATTATGAGACAGTGCTACATAGACAACGGGCGCCGCGGGTGTGACGGCCAGCGCAACAACAAGGGCAGGATAAGGTACGGGTGCTGGGCGTGCCCGTACCTGGATGCGGGAGGAGGTGATACCGGTGGACAAGGAGGTGCTGATACAGTATTGCGAAATGAAAGAGGAGATAAAGGACATTAGGCGTCGGATTCAGAAACTGGACAGGTTCTTGGAGGAACCGCATCAGGTATCTGATACGGTGAAGGGTACAAGGCGGGACGGCACGATAGGAAGTATTAAGGTCACAGGATACCCAGTGCCAGAGTATTACCGGAAGCAGCGGCTGAGAGAGCGGTACAGGCAGCTTCTGGAGCGCAAGGAGGCGGAACTGTTGGAGCTGACCTGCCAGGCGGAGGAATATATACAGAGCATACCAAAGAGTGAGGTACGGACCATGTTCCGTCTGTATTACATAGATGGCCTGCCTTGGTGGAAGGTGGCACAGGCCATGAACCGGATGTTTCCTAAGAGGCGGGTTAAGTTTACGGAGGACAGTTGCCGGGTAAGAAATAATAGATTTTTTGAAGAAATTTAAAAATGTTCGGCCATGTTCGCTTGAAAAGTGCTAATATGCTATCATGCGGAAGCCAGAGGGCGGAAGCATCATCCCCACAAATAGCGGCCGCCAGGCATCATAGCTTGGCGGCTGACTCGCTGGCATTGCGACTGTGGCACCAAGTACTGCTGAATATGCCGGCAGACTGAAACACTGGCGTACTGGCACATCGGGTATCCAGATGCTGGGTACTTAGATGCAGGTACGCAATTACAGGAACGTACCCCAGCATCCTTCGGGCCTGGGCTTTACATTATCAGCAGGGCATCCAGAAATGGGTGCCCTTTCTTTACCCATTTCCCGGCGTCTGAAATTCAGGGCGCCCGGGTCCTCCTTTTGCGGAGAGGATAGCCAGGATTGGAATGTGAGGTGACAAGATGCTTAAGTCATGTAAATACTGTGGCCGCATCCATGACAGCCAGTATGACTGCGGCAGGAAGCCACAACCTCAAAAGAGGATAACCTACATAGACCAGTTCCGTAGCTCCAGAAAGTGGAGAGAGAAGCGGGAACAGATACGCCGGCGTGACAAGAACCTCTGCCAGGTGTGTATTCGCAACCTTTACGGTACAGAACGGCAGTATAACTATGAGAACCTGTCCGTCCATCATGCCATACCGATTGAGACGGATTATGACCGGCGCCTGGATGATGACAACCTGCTGACGGTATGCGGGATACACCATGAGATGTGCGAGAGCGGAGAGATACCGTATGAAACTATAAAAGAGATTATAGATGAACAGGAGGAAAGTCAGTGAGACTATGGATTGAAGTTGAAAACGGAAAACGGGTTGAATGTGAAGAGATTAAGACGGTAAACGGCCAGGATAGCATTCTTGTCTTTGAGACAGCCAAGAAGCTGACGAAGTCATGCATAGATGACTTTCGTAAATACATCAAAGAGCAGACCGGTCATGAGTGTGTCCTGGTGGGTGCAGGAATCCGTCTGGTGGCGGAGGTATCCCCCGGGGAGTTGTGTAAAAAATAGACACACTTCGGGACACCGACGCCCCACCTTTAAATACACAAAATCTTAGAAATGAGAATTTCGGCCCAGAAGGAAGGTGATAGGATGGCAAGGCCGGCAAAATCAGCCAGGGTAAAGACTGGCACAATTACAAAAGAAGAAGAGGCGCAGCGCCTTGAAATTGAGGACAAGCTCCGCGGAAAGAATGACAAACTGGTGCCGCCGCTGTACCTGACGGAATCCCAGATGGAAATATTTAATTATATCATGGCCGAACTGCAGGAGGCTGAAATCCTAGGAAATCTGGACCTGTTCATTCTGGCCCAGACCGCCATTGCTGTGGACCGTATCCAGGAACTGGACCGGAAGGCCAACGATAAGAAGGAACTGCTCTTTGAGAATTCCTTCCGGATGGCCAGGGCCGAGGCATCAAAGGAATACTTCCGGTGCTGCAATGAGCTGTGCCTATCCCCTCAGAGCCGGGCGAAGCTGTCCATCGCGAAAGTGAAGCCTGGAGAGAAGAAAAAGACCATCATGGATTTAATCAATGAGGACGACGAAGACGAAGGTTAAGCACCCGGCGGTCGCATATGCTGAGGGGGTATGCCGGGGAAAGATAAAGGCGCCGAGATACGTCATCCTCCAGTGTGCAGACTTTTTGCAGACGTACAAAGGGAAGAACAAGAAATATATCATCAATGAGAACCTGCTGGAGAAGATATATAAAATTCTTAAGGTACTTAAGATGGCAAAGGGTCCTAAGGCTGGTCAGTCCATCTATTCGGCGCTGGCTGGATATCAATGGCTGCTTATAACAGCAGTCCTCTGTACGGTCCATCGGAATGACAAGCGGATGCGCCGGTATCAGACGGCGGTCCTGGAGATTTGCAGAAAGAATGGCAAGACATTTGTTGTTGCTGTTCTTTTTATTTTGCTTTTTTACCTGGAGCCGGCCTATTCCAGGTTCTTCTCTGTGGCGCCGGATGGGGCGCTGGCCCGTGAGATTAAGGAGGCTCTGGAGCCGTTGTTGGCAACTAACGTGGAGGTCTTTGAAGAGAACGAGTTTAAGGTGCTGCGGGATTACATCCTGCATAACCCCACAAAGACGAAGTACACGCCACTCAATTACTCTACCAGCAGGATGGATGGAAAGGAACCAAGCGTGTTTATTGCTGATGAAGTGGGAGCCTTGCCTACATCCTATCCGGTGGAGGCCATGCGCTCCGGCCAGCTACTCATACGGAATAAGCTGGGATTTATCATTTCAACCAAGTATCCAACAGCGGACAATCCGCTGGAGGACGAGGTGGACAATGCCAAGAAAATCCTGGGCGGCCTGATTGATGACGAGACAGTGTTTGCTCTACTCTATGAGCCAGACAATACAAAAGATTGGGCTACGGATGATACTATCCTGGCCCACGGAAATCCCCTGGCATTGGAGATACCGGAGGTCTGGGATGAATTATTGCTGAAACGGCAGAGGGCTATCAACCGGGAGAAGCTGCGGGAGAACTTCCTGACCAAGCACTGTAACATCATCTATCAGGGCGCCGGGACTGAGACATACATCCCGATTGACCAGGTAAAGGCCTGCAAGGTACCGCGGATAGACTGGGAAGGCCGGGAGGTTTATGTGGGTGTTGACCTTGCAATGACAAACGATAACTGTTCCGTGACCATGTCGGCGGAGGAGGATGGGGAGATACTGAGCCACGTCATGACATTTATACCGGAGGGAAGGATTGATGAAAAGAGTGAGTTTGAGAAGTTTGATTACAGGGCAGCCGTTGCCGCGGGAACCTGCATTGCCTGCGGTGATATGACAGTGGACTACGGCGTGATTGAGGACTACGTGGCAGGCTTGGAGGAATCCAGAGGCGTGGTTATTAAGTCAATCGGCTATGACCGATATAATGCCCTGTCAAGCGCCCAGAAATGGGATAAGAATTATACAACGGTGGAAATACGGCAGCATTCAGACACCCTGCATCCTCCCACCAAGCTATTGGCAGAAATGGTGGCAAACCAGAAGTGGCATTACGAGGAAAACCGGCTGCTGGAAACCAATTTTGAGAATGCGAAGTGTACCTATGACACCAACATGAACCGGTATGTTAACAAGAAGAAATCCAAGGGGAAGGTGGACGGAGTGGTGAGTATTATCAACTCAGTGTATCTGCTCCAGCAGGATATCCTCTTTGATGACAGCGGTTTTACAGTGCAGGTGTGTTAGTTGCGATATCGCAACAGAGAGAGGAGTGATTGCATATGTGGTCCTTTCGGTTGAGGGCAGACCCGGAACCAGAGAAAACAGAAACAGAGTCCAACGAAGATGCGTTGCTGCGGGCCAGTCTGTCGGATGACTACATGACCAGGGACCAGGCCATGAATGTGCCAGCCTTTGCGGCCTGCGTGAATAAGATAGCAGAAACCGTTTCAACCATCCCTATTCGTCTTTATAGGCTGGTGGATGGAAAACTGGAAGCTGTTGAGGATGATACCAGGGTCCGGCTGCTAAATGATGATACCGGGGACACGCTGGATGGGGTTCAGTTCAAGCGTGCACTGGTCAGAGATTACCTGATGGGTAAAGGCGGGTATGCCTTCATAAACCGCACTGGGAATCGAATACGTTCCCTGCATTACGTCAGGGAATCTGAGGTCTCCTTCCTGTTCACGTCAGACCCAATTTTTAAGGATTATGACATCATGATTCAAGGGACGAAATATAAGCCCTTTGAATTTCTGAAAGTGCTCAGGAATACGGAGGATGGACGTTCCGGCAGGAGTGTGGTGGATGAGAACAGTGAAGTCCTGAGCGTAGCCTATCATTCCCTGGAGTATGAAAAGAATCTGGTCAAGACCGGTGGCAATAAGAAAGGGTTTGTCAAGTCGGCTAAAAAGCTGGCAGAACCGGCCATTAAGGCATTAAAGGCAGCATGGCGCCGACTTTACCAGAACAACACAGAAAATGTCGTCATATTGAACGAGGGGTTAGAGTTTCAGGAGGCCAGTAACACGTCTGTGGAGATGCAGCTGAACGAGAACAAGAAAACTAACAGTGACGAAATCTGTAAGCTGTTCAACATGCCGCCAGCTATGATAAACGGCGGCGCCACGGAGCAGGATAAGACAAACTTCGTCCAGTACTGCCTGAATCCAATCTTAAAAGAGTTTGAATGCGCCCTGAACCGGGACCTGCTTCTTGAATCAGAGAAGGGGTCCTTTTATTTTGCAGCGGATACGTCAGAGCTGACCAAAGGGGACATTGAAAAACGTTTCCGGGCTTATGAGACGGCCAGTAAGAACGGATTCATGCAGATTGATGAGATACGCTTAAGGGAGAATCTGCCGCCGCTGGGATTGGATTTTGTCCGCCTTGGCCTGCAGGATGTGCTGTATGACCCGGAGACGAAACAGTTTTACATGCCAAACATGAACAAGACCGGCGGACTTGGACAGAAAGAGTCAGGGCCGGAGCAGAAAGAAGGTGAAAAGAAAAATGAGGATTGAACTTAGGTCAGACAGTGTGGCGATTGAAGGCTATGTCAATGCCGTGGCCAGGGATTCGCGGCCTATGAGGGACCGTAAGACCGGGAAACGGTTTGTGGAGCAGATTGTACCCGGGGTGTTTGAGCGAGCGCTCAGACACAATGAAGTGCAGCTGCTCCTAAACCATGACAAGACCAGGAATCTGGGTTCCACAAGCACGAATTTGGAGCTGTATGAGGACAGCATCGGACTCCATGCCCGGGCAGAGGTCACGGATCCGGAAGTCATTGAAAAAGCCCGGAAGAAGAAGCTTAGAGGCTGGTCCTTCGGGTTCCGGGAACGGGATGCCAGTAAGGAGGATATCAATGACGCTCTGGAGCGCAGGTACGTGGAGGATATGGACCTTGTTGAGGTGTCCATTATAGATGAGCGCAAGCAGCCATGCTATGAGGGAACCAGCGTTGAGGTGAGGGCAGAGGGTGATATGGTCCTGACACCGGAACCATTGGAGGTCCGTGCGGATTATGTGGAGGTCAAGGAAGCAAAGGAAACGATTGATATGAGTAAGTATCACAATAGAATCAAGGAATTAGAGAAGGAGAAAGCAGAATGAGAAAGAAAACAGTTGCAAGGCAGTACATGCAGTATCGTGCGGAGGACTTAAAGTCTCTTACGGAGCAGCGGGCCGACCTGGTTCAGCAGATGAAAGACCTGACGTCCACCGCAGAGACGGAGCAGAGGGCGTTCAGCCAAGAAGAGGACCAGCAGTTTGACGACCTGGATAAACAGGTGAAGGCCCTGGACAGCACTATTGAAAAGTTGGAACGTGCCAGGGACTTGAAATTGAATGTTATCAGCACAGAGAAAAATGATGACCTGAAACAGGAAGAGCTGGAAGAGCGTGCTTTTGCGGCCTATATCCGCGGTGAGGTCCTGGAGGAACGTGCTGGTGAGATGACAAAGACCGATAATGGCGCCGTTATCCCTAAGACGATTGCGAACCGGATTATCAAGAAGGTGGAGGACATCTGCCCAATCTATAAGATGGCGACCCGGTACAATGTAAAAGGGGCTCTGTCAATCCCGTACTATGCAGCTGATGGTAACACAATCAAGATGGCCTATGCAGAGGAATTCAAATCCCTTACCAGCACCAGCGGGAAGTTCACCAATATCGAACTGACTGGATACCTGGCCGGCGCCCTGTCCAAAGTGTCCAAGTCCCTGGCAAACAACAGCCAGTTTGACATCGTATCGTTTGTTGTTAATGAGATGTCTGAATCAATTGCAAGGTTCCTGGAGGCGGAACTGCTGGATGGGACTGATGCCAAGGTTGAGGGTTTGAAGGGCGTGACCCTCAGCGTGGAAACCGCGGCGGCATCCGCCGTCACGATGGATGAAATCATCATGCTGAAGGACAAGGTGAAGGATGCCTTTCAGGCAAAGGCCGTATTCATTATGAACAGCGCGACCAGGACGGCCCTACGTCTGCTGAAGGATGGTAATGACCGGTATCTCATGCAGGATGACATCACGTCCCCCTTCGGTACGACTCTCCTGGGGAAGCCGGTTTATGTGTCAGACCAAATGGACGGAATGGAGGCGGGGAAGACAGCCATTTACTATGGGGATCTGTCCGGCCTGGCTGTAAAACTGTCCGAGGATGCATCCGTGCAGGTCCTCCAGGAACGATATGCGGATGAACATGCCATAGGTGTGATTGCATGGATGGAGTTTGATGCTAAGGTCGAGAATGCCCAGAAGATTGTCAAACTGGTCATGAAGGCATCCGATTAAGGAGGCAGGACATGAAGGTCAAGGCACTGAAATCATTTTCCGGCGCGGTATCCATGTATAAGGGTGAGGTCAGAGAAATCATAGATGTGGTATTAATCCGCGACTTGGCTCAGGCTGGATATATCGAGCAGGTTACTGTGAGAAAGGGCGTAAAGGATGAAAGTAAGCGAGATAACGCTTAAGGATATCTGTCGGCAGATACGGACGGAAGAGGCATACCTGACGGAGGAGGACAGGCAGTATCTGGAAATCCTCCTTCCGGCAGCCATGGACTATGTAAAGGGATATACCGGTCTCGATGAGGCTGCGATTGATATACATGAGGACATCACAATTGCCGTTTTGGTACTTGTCTCCGATATGTACGATAACCGGCAGATGACCGTAGATAAGAACAATGTCAACCGGGTGGTGGACACCATCCTTGGGATGTATTGTGAGAACCTGCTATAGGAGGTGGCGCCATGAATGCAGGGGCATACCGGGAGCCGGTGACGATTGAGAAGAATGGCTATACCGAGGATGATATTGGGAACCAGATAGCAGCCTGGACGGAATATTACCGTGGATACGCCTACATGAATAACCTGTCGGGGTCTGAATATTGGGAGGCCGCGCAGACACAGGCCCAGAACACAATCATGTTCATACTGCGTTATCATCCGCTGTTGGGGGCCATGAACACGAAGGGGTACAGGCTGGTACACCGGGGTAAGGCTTATGACATCACCAGTATTGATAATGTCCAGTATAAAAATGAAACCGTGAAAATCCGTGCCACAGCAAAGGAGTGATGTCATGTCAGGAATCAGGATTGACTCTCTGGGAACAGAGATTGCCAAAATGATGGAGGAGTATGCCTCTGAGGTAGCCGCCGACACAAAGGCAGAAGCCAGGGCAGTTGCAAAGGAGACCGTGAAGGAACTGAAAAAGACATCCCCGGACGGGCCTGGGAGCAGGAAGGGACATTATAAGGATGGCTGGGCCTCAAAGGTGGAATCGGAAAATGCCGTATCCATAGGAATCCGGATATACAACAAGAAAAAGCCGGGCCTCACCCATCTGTTGGAAAAAGGACATGCGAAACGGGGCGGTGGCCGGGTAGAAGGTATCCCGCATATAGGCCCTGCGGAGAAGCAGGCCGCCAAAGAGTTCGAGAAACGTCTGAAAGCGAGGCTATCACAATGACAGAAAAAGAAGTGTACCAGATGGTTAAGTCAGCCGGATTCCTGGCGGCTTACCATCATTTCGAGGAAGGGCAGGAACCAGAAAAACCATACCTGGTGTATTTGTACCCAGAAACCAATAACTTTTCCGCTGACGGGATTGTCTATCAGGGTATCAACGAGCTGGATTTAGAACTTTATACGGATAGAAAGGACCCGGATGCGGAAAAAAGAGTGGAAGCCGTGCTGAAAGAGCATGGCTTTTTCTATGAGAAAACAGAGACGTACCTTGAATCTGAAAAGATGTATGAGGTGCTGTATGAAATGGAGGTATTAATCAATGAATAAAGTCAAGTACAACCTTAAGAACGTGCATTATGCACCACAGACAACAGGAGGGGATGGGGCAATCAAGTTTGCCAAACCGACACCCATCAAGGGGTCTGTCAGCATATCCCTGGATGCCCAGGGTGACATCTCCAAGTTTTACGCAGATGGAATCACCTACTATCAGGCAGCTGCCAATAACGGCTATGAGGGGGACCTGGAGGTGGCCCTGCTGCCGGAAAGCTTCCGGACGGACGTCTTAGGGGAAACATTAGACGGAAAGAAGGTCCTGGTAGAAAATGCTAATGCCAAACAGACCGCGTTTGCCCTGCTGTTTGAGTTTGACGGTGATGAGAAGGCCATCCGACATGTGCTGTATAACTGTAGCGCCACCAGGCCGTCCGTGGAGTCCCAGACCAAGGAGGAATCCATTGAACCGGTAACAGAGACTCTGACCATCTCTGCAACACCTCTTCCGGACGGGAGGATTAAAGCACGGACCGGTGATACAACGGATGAGGCAACCTATAACGGTTGGTATGGCAATGTATATGAGACAGCCGCATCCGGCTTAGGAGCGTAACGGAGGTAAGACATGATAAGCAAGGAAATAGAGATTGATGGAAAGCTGGTGCCGTTCAAGGCATCGGCTGCCATACCAAGGCTGTACCGGGCGCGGTTCCGGCGGGATATCTTCCGGGATTTAATGCGTCTGGGAAAGACCGTGAAAGGCGAGGAAATTCCAATCAGTGACCTGGAGCTGTTTGAGAATGTGGCATACATAATGGCGCTTCATGCCGACCCGAAGCAGCCGGACACCCCGGAGGAGTGGCTGGACCAGTTCAATACGTTTTCAATTTACACGGTACTGCCCCAGCTCCTTGACCTGTGGCATCTGAATATTGAGACAGATGTGGAGGCCAAAAAAAAACGAAGCCGAGCAGCCGGGAAATGACAACGCCCTTGTTCATGCTCCGGGCGGCCCAGCTGGGGGTAGCGGTTAGTGACCTCGACCTGCTCACCATTGGGCTGGTTCTGGACATGTTTACAGAGTCACAAAATGACAGCTATAAGTATCCAAACCTGGCAACCCAGGAGGATTTTGACAAATTTTAAGGAGGTGGTATCGTGGCAGACCGTATCAAAGGAATCACAATAGAAATCGGTGGGGATACCACCGGTTTAAACAAGGCATTAAGCGGCGTCAACAAAGAAATCAGCAGCACACAGGGCCAGCTTAAGGATGTGGAGAGACTGCTGAAACTGGACCCAACCAACACAGAGCTGCTGCGGCAGAAACAGAAGCTCCTGGCAGAGGCCGTGCAGGGAACTAAGGGTAAACTGGATACCCTGAAAGAGGCAAACAAGCAGGTGGCAGAATCAGCCTCAAACTATGATGCCTGGAAAGAAAAGTATGACCCAATCAAGAAACAGATAGACGAAACCAAAAAGAAACTGGGTGACTTGAAAGAACAGTCCAGGAATGCTGACGAGCAGCTGGCAAACGGGGAGATATCCCAGGAGAAGTACGATGCCATACAGGAGGAAGTCAAAAAAACCTCCAGCGAATTAAAGACGCTCCAGAAATTAGCTAAGGAAGTATCGGATGAATTTGGGAACCCGGTAGCGCCGGAACAGTATGACGCCCTGCAGAGGGAGATAGCTGAGACGGAGCAGCAGCTTAAATCTCTGGAGGACCAGGCAGGGAAAGCCAATACAACGTTGCAGCAGATTAGTGCAGCCGGAGAGAAATTCCAGAAAGTCGGACAGGAGATTGAAGGCGTCGGGAAGAAATTTCTTCCGGTTACGGCTGCTGTGGCCGGCGTGGGAGCCGCCGCGATAAAGACAACGGCAGACTTTGATGAATCAATGTCCAATGTGTCAGCCATCAGCGGGGCCACGGGTGAGGATTTTGACCGGCTAAGGGATAAGGCCAGGGAGATGGGCGCAGAGACGAAATTTAGCGCATCTGAGGCCGCAGACGCCATGAGTTACATGGCAATGGCCGGGTGGAAAACAGACGACATGCTGAACGGTATCAGCGGAATTATGAACCTGGCAGCTGCGTCCGGTGCAGACTTGGCGACCACATCCGATATCGTAACGGACGCCCTGACCGGTATGGGATACACGGCAGCGGATGCCGGGCGCCTGGCCGATGTTATGGCGGCTGCTTCCAGCAATGCCAACACCAATGTGGAGATGATGGGCGAGACATTCAAGTATGTGGCGCCTGTTTGTGGCTCTCTGGGGTATTCTATGGAGGATACGGCTCTCGCAGTGGGATTGATGGCCAATAGTGGCATCAAGGCCAGCCAGGCAGGTACCCAGTTGAGAGCAGCCATCACCAATATGGTAAAACCCACGGAATCCATGGAAGGCGTCATGAATGAACTGGGGATTGAGATTGCCAATGAAGACGGTTCAATGAAGTCTCTGGATGAGACATTAAAAATCTTGCGGGAATCCTTTGCTGTCACCACAGAGGAACAGAAGGCCCAGCGTCTGGCTACCCTGGAGCAGCAGGCTATTGCTGACGGATACGGGGAAACGCTTAAAGGGTTGTCGGAGGAAGAAAAGTATTTCCAGCTTGCAATGTATGCCGGTCAGGAACAGATAAAGGATATGTCTGAAGCTCAGTTTAAGAAACAGGCAATGGATAAACTGGGAATCAAAGTGACCAAAAAGACCAATAAAGCACAGGTGGCCCAGAATCTTGCTTTAGCACTGGGGACTCAGGCTATTGAGGGGCTTACCCAGGAGCAACAGTCCGCATATGCGGCAACTCTTTTCGGAAAGGAAGCCATGTCTGGCATGCTGGCGATTATCAACGCCAGCGAAGAGGACTATAACAAGTTGTCTGATGCTATTGCCAATTCAGAGGGCGCGGCAAAGGACATGGCAGAGACAATGCAGGACAACCTCAACGGACAGCTGACCATCCTTAAAAGCCAGCTGCAGGAGGCTGCAATTGCGATTGGTGACGCGCTGATACCTAAAATACGGGCGCTTGTGGCAAAGATACAGCAGTGGACGGACTGGTTTAATAAGCTGGAGGATTCACAGAAGCAAACTGTCATTACGGTTGGGCTGATTGTGGCTGCGATTGGGCCTTTATTGATTGCTATTGGGAAGGTATCAACAGGTATCGGTGCGATAATGAGTGCAGTGACTGCGCTTGGTCCTATGCTGGCTGGATTATCAGCGGCAGGTGGCCCCATAATGTTGACCGCGGCTGCCCTGGGAGCAATTGCTTATGCAGCATATGACGCGAAAGAGAGAACCAAAGAATATTATGATAGAGCCGTAGAGCTTACTGACCAGGAACAGCACCATAGGGAGATGATAGATGAATTATACAGCTCATATAAGCTCATGAACCAAAGTCGTGTGGATGCTGTTAATAGTGTAGAAGCGGAAGCAACAAAGGAACGGGAGTTGTTTAGTGAGCTGCAGAAAGTTACGGATGAAAATGGAAATGTAAAAGCGGGTTACGAAGAACGGGCAAAGTATATTCTGGGAGAATTATCAACGGCTCTAGGACAGGAATATGAGTTGACTGGAAATCAGATACAGAACTACAAAGATATGTGTGACAGTATCGACGACTTAATTCTCAAAAAACAGGCAAATGCGTTAATGGATGCCAATGCTGAAGCTTACGCCGAAGCGCTCAAAAATAGGACAGATGCATTCATGAAATACAATGATGCACAAAAGGACGTAGAAGAAACAACAAAAAAATTAGAAGAATCGCAACGTCGGGAAGCACTGCTCCAAGAAGACCTTAATGCTTTGCGAGAAAGTGGAATTGTACATATGCTTGGGCTTTCCAACGAATCGGCGTATCTCGCTGAAAAAGTAAAGGAAGCATCGGAAACCACTAAAGGATATGAGGATAAGTTGGCTGAATTAGACCAGACGCTTCTGGATGCAGAGACAGCTTATGTCGGATATAAAACAGTTATAAGCAATCAAGATATGCTGATTGCGGCAAAGGATAATCAAGAACTATTGGCTGATGCTGTATTAATGGCAAGTAATAGTTTTCAGACGGCGGAATCATCAACAAAGGCCTCTTTAGAGCGGCAGTTGCAAGACTTTACCGACAAATACCAGGCTATGCAGGCAGCTGTAGATGCAGGAGCGCCAGGCGTAGTACAGGCAGATGTTGATCAAATGAAAGAACTGGTTGACCGAGCCAAGAAAGAACTAGACAGATTGCCCGATGTGATAAGGGAAACAGCAGGAAAGAACGCTCTTGCGGCTGCCGCAGAAAGTAATGACGGATATCGGTCAGCAGGAGGGGATTACGCAAAAAAACTGGCAGAAGGAATTGATGACGAGAAAGATGGCGTCGTTGATGCAATGACAGATGTAGCCAATGAAACTGAATTTGCTGCAGAAGATGGGCTGCCACAGGAAGCATTCTCAGATATTGGAAAGCAAATAACGGCAGGACTAACAGGCGGAATCACTTCGGGAAAGAGTGAGGTGGTGAAAAACGTTCAGCGCATGTGCGCTGAAATAATCACGTCTGCAAAAACGCAGTTAGGTGTTCATTCTCCATCCACGGTATTCGCGTACATAGGCCAGATGTCCGGTAAAGGATTCATTACCGGATGGGCAGGAACCGTAGCGGAGATGCAGAATACCATCCACTCCTCAGTCAGTAAGGCCGTGACTGAGGCAACGGCAACATTTTCTGGAATCGAGGACTCATTGCTTTCACTTCGTGATTCATCCGGAAGCACCATTTCCGAAGTAGTAAAAAATGCAGAAGAAGCGCAGGAAGCCCTGCAGAAGATTCAGGACGGACTTGAAAAAACGATATATGGTCAGATTAATACCTTTGACAAATTTGACGGTAAAACCAAGATGTCCACAAATGAACTTTTGGAAAACATGCAGTCTCAGGTTGATGGAACAGAGCAGTGGTCTGATAACTTGAGAGAGCTGGCAGAAAGAGGAATTGACCAGGGACTATTGCAGAAACTGGCAGAGATGGGGCCGAAAGGTGCTGGATACGTTGCGGTATTCGCTAAAATGACGGAAGAAGAGTTACAAAAGGCGAATGATTTATTTGCACAGACAATGACTCTTCCAGAAGCAACTGCGGAAAGCATTATGCAGTCATATCAGGTTGCCGGTTCAATGACAACACAAGGGTTTAAAGATGGCATAACCGAAGAAATCCCACAAGTAATAGGGGAGGTATCGAAAATGTCGCAAGGAATCACTGCAACCATTGAGGCGCTCATCCCCCTGGCTGACACCTGGTCTGAGGATATGATGGATGGATTCATCCAGGGTATCAAGGCAAAGACATCCGAAGTAGAAGCAGCCTGCCGGAGTGTGGCGGGCACGGTCTCTGATTATCTGCATTTTACCAGACCTGAAAAGGGGCCGCTCCGCTATTACGAGGAATGGATGCCTCATATGATGCAGGGCCTTGAAGAAGGTATCAGGGGAAATATGTGGCGTGTCACGGACCAGGTGGCAGCCCTGGCAGGGAGCATGGACGTCATGGCTATGAATATGACAGGCGGCGGGGAACAGAACAACGGTGTCATACAGCAGGTCATTTCATTGCTGGAGACATACCTTCCGGACATTGCTTCCCAGAAGTACGTCATGATGGACGGGAAGGCCCTGGTGGGCAAGACCGTTGGACAGATGGACCGGAAACTGGGCCAGGTACAGGCCCTTAAGGAGCGGATAGGATGATACATCAAAGTGTGAGCATAAACGGCATTGACATGCTGTCAACCTACAGGATGGCACTGGCAAATAGACATTGTGTCCAACCGCCGGTGCCAAAGACAATTTATCAGGATATTCCGGGGGCCGATGGCTCCCTGGACCTCTCCACAGCGATTGCGGGACGGATTATATATGAGCGGAGGGCAATTACTCTTAATTTTGGATGTGGGTACCCCATGGACAAGTGGCCGGAAGTGTTTTCTGAAATCCTGCAAAACTTTCATGGTAGGGAAGGAAAACTAATATTTGATGATGACCCGATGTACTATTATGCCGGTCGCATGACGGTATCTGAATACTCCAGAGCAAGGACCCTGGGGACATTCACTATCAGCGTGAATGCTGACCCTTATAAGTATGAGCTTACAGCATCGGACGAGGACTGGCTATGGGACCCTTTCTCTTTTGAGAAAGGGATAATCCGTGATTATAAGGAACTGGAAGTAACTGGCAGTCTGTCCCTTACCGTTCCTGGCACACAGAGATGGGTTATACCTGAAATTACGGTATCAGCTGCTATGACGGTGAGATATGACGGCAAGGACTATGAACTGAAACAAGGAACGAATAAGATATATGACATCGTTATAAAGGAAGGGGAGAACCCGCTCATGTTCACCGGGACCGGGACGGTTACCATATCGTACAGGGGAGGAATATTGTAAATGTATCGGGTATATGTAAAAAACATGAATGGAGAATACCCCATATACGAGCCGCTTGATGATACACTTCGGATATTTGAGCCAGTGCTTACCCAGGAGATGAGAGGCGCCGGCTCTTTCACTTTCCAGATATACGAAGGGCATCCTTATTATAAGCAATTGAAAGTCCTTACATCTGAGGTAATTGTTTATGATGATGACGAAGGGATATTCTATGGCCGGATGTGGAGGCCGGAACAGGGCTTTGACAATATAGTCTCAGTTACCTGTGAGGGGGACCTAACATACCTACTGGACAGTCAGCAGCGTCCTTTTAATTATACAGGAGGTATAGACGGATACATAGGACAGCTTCTTGACGTACACAACAGCCAAGTGGACGCTGGCCGGCAGATTAAAAAAGGTAACATAGTGGTGAGTGGTGATGATGGATACAAAGAGTGGAGCGTCCAGGACTTTTCAGATACGCTTACACTATTGAGGCAGTTGCCGGAATCATTTGGAGGCTATCTCCGTATCAGGCATGAGGCCGGAGTGCGTTATCTGGACTATCTATGGGATTATGGAGGGGTTAATACTCAGGTAATCCGGTTCGGAGAAAACCTGCTGGATTTGACTCACTATGTTGACGCCACACAGATTATAACGTGCCTGATTCCCCAGGGCGCAGACGTGGAATACAAAGATGAGTCAGGGGAGACGCAGGCCAAGGCGGTAGATATAACATCTATCAATGGGGGAGTGGACTACATCGAAAGCGCGGATGCTGTGGAACAGTACGGAAAGATATGGGGATACCAGAAATGGGATGATGTGACTGAACCCGGTATGTTGCTTGCAAAGGCCAGGGAATACCTCAAAGAGGCGTCAACCCTTCCGGAATCCATGGAAGTATCTGCTGTGGACCTGGCTGCCATAGACAGCACCGTACAACAATTTCAATTAGGATTCTGGACAAATGTATCCAGCGGACCTCATGGAATCAATCAGAAGTTCCTGCTTACGCGGCGGGAAATCAATCTGCTTGACCCTGGCCAGGGCAGTATTACATTGGGGAGGCAGACTGAGACCCTGACTGAAACAACAGTCAAGAACCAGATAGCTGTATCTGAGCGCATTGAGAAAGTGGCAGAGGACACGGTCCAGGAGATTAACCGGCAAGTGGAGAACGCTACGCAGCTCATCACGGGAGGTAAAGGCGGCTATGTCATCATTGACAACATAGAGCCCGACACCGGAAAGACGACCACTCCGTGGCGTATCCTCATCATGAATACACCGGATAAGGAGACGGCTACAAATGTAATTCAGTTCAATCAGAATGGCATCGGATTTTCGACCACTGGGATAAATGGACCTTATAAGAATGCATGGACCATAGATGGAAAACTGATAGCAGACTATATTACTGGAGGTACGATGCTTGCGGACCGCATCCGTGGAGGGACGCTGGAGCTTGGAGGAGGGGGACTTGGTAAGGATGGAGTTCTGGTAATCAAAAATGTGGATGGTAAAGAACTGGCGCGTTTTGATAAAAGCGGAATAACGATAATCGAAGGTAATATTAACATGACATCCGGAAGTATCAGCCTTCCGGGATTCAAATTGACATCTGAAGGTGTCCTTACCCTTGACGGTACCAGCAATAATACGACAGTAGGGGCCAACCTTGTCAATTGTAAAACCCTGAGGGTATCAGAACAGATAATGGCCAGCGGGGCGTCATTTAATATCGGTGGTATGTACAGCACAGGCAGCTATGTCCATGGTAGCTTCATGGGGGACTTCCGCGGCTCATTCTATGAGACATCTGACCGGCGGAAAAAGAAACGGATACGACCATTGAAGGAAGGTCAGGCCCTGGCGATAGTATTGGGTCTGAACCCCGTATCATTTATGATGAAAGAGACCGGTGAACCGATGATGGGATTTGTGGCCCAGGACGTGGAGAAGTTGCAGAAGCAGCTGGGTATTGACCTGCCGTTGACATCCATGGATAAGGATGGGTATTACTGTATCCCCTATATGAATTACATTGCCCTTCTGACCGGTGCAATACAGGCCCAACAGAAGCAAATAAACCGTTTAATAAGGAAAAGAGAAAGAGGTGATAAACGATGGCTGATATCAGTAAAGAGATTAATGACTTCCGTACTGCGGTGTATGGGCGGGATGTCCGGAATAGTATGATCACGCTGGCTGAAAAAGTTAACACAGAAGTGGAGACTAATACAGCGAATGTGAACAGAGCAGTGCATACGGCCAACACGGCCAGCAGCAGAGCAAACCAGACCCTGGAAACAGCACAGGAGGCAATCAATGAGGCAGAAACCACGTTACAGGCAGCCAATACAGCAAAGACAGACGCCCAGTCAAGTGCATCGGCAGCAGAAGAAAGCGCTAGTGCGGCAGAGGTGAGTAAAACCGCGGCGGCGCAGAGTGCGGAAGCGGCCGCGGAAAGTGCAGCAGAAGCGGAACAAATTGCGGAAGGACTAGGGGGATTTAATGGTAGTGCAGCGTCAGTGACAGCGGTTGATACGCAGGGGCTGGTTGTGGGGGGAGGAAAGAATACGAACGCCCAGGCATTGTTTAATGCCCTTGCCCTGAAAGTCGCGCAGGAGCTTGTGAGCAATACGAAACTTGCTCAACAGCTGGCTGATTATGTTAAAAAAACTGACATTGTGCAGACAGAGTCCACAGCTACAAATAAGGTCCCATCCAGCGCATACCTTAAGCAGGTCAAAGCTGACATAAATAGCAATTTAGCAAAAAACAATGCAAAGGTGACTTTAAACGGCGTCAAGAACATTAATGGGTTTACGGCTGTATATTCCGACCGAATCGACCGAGCATTCCAGCTCTATTATGAAAACGGTGAGATTGCATCAATCGCATTTAACAACACCGGTATTTGGTATGATTTTTATGACGGTCAAAAATGGAAACAGGTTTGGAAATTTAATAAGCCGACATAATTTGATTATTTGGTCCAGGATGGTTTCCACGCACCATTCTCACGATAGAAGAACTGCATTGTACCATCCGTGGTGCTAATATTAAGTGCATAGCCAAATTCTCTATTCACTCCGGTCAACCACTGGATTATAACATTATTACCGTCAATACCAATTGAAAATCCAGTGACATTGACCATAACGATTGAATTTTTCAAATCGTTAAAATCACTGGTGTTGGTTTTCTTTGATAAATTGCTATTTTGAATAATAAAGGAGCTGCCCTTGAAACAGCAGAAAGAGAGGTAAAATTATGAAGAGAGCCATGCTTAGCCAGCCGATGGCTGGAAAAACAGATGATGAAATCAAAGAAACGAGAGAAAAGGCCATTAAGACATTAGAAAATAAAGGATATGAAATTGTGAACACTCTTTTTACGGACGAGTGGTACAGCAAAGAAAAAATGGCCGAAAGAGGAGTTGTACAGATTCCCCTATGCTTCTTGGCGAAATCGCTTGAAAATATGAGCCTTTGTCATGCGGCCTATTTCTGCAAAGGATGGGAAAATGCAAGAGGATGCCGGATTGAACATGAGGCAGCTAAGGCATATGGACTTGATATTATCTACGAGGATTAGGCTGATTGCTATTTTAAAAATGAATGAAACCAATTAACCGGTCCCTGTCAGGGACTTATTTTATTGCCCAGAAGGGCAGAAAGGAATGAACCTATGAATGAAAAAATCCTACTGAAAAACGGGAAGGAGTATCCGCTGGTCATCGGCGGCACCTCCTCCACGCCCGGCACTCTACGGCTTATTTTCCAGACGGATGAGGCACTTGAGGATATCGTGGGCGTGTTTAATGACACCGCAGCCACGGAGCAGATTAAGACTGTCAATGTGGATGGCGGTACCCTAGCCGTGTACGATGGCTATACCGTGTTGGGCAACCCTAAGTCTATTGACGACCACTATCTTATCACTCCAGAGCAGTACGCGGAGGACGGCGCCGTCACCACAGAGGCTGTATATGGCCGCGTGGCGCTCCTGACGCTCTTTCAGCCGCGGGAGGCAGCCAGGGTGGAAAAGAATACAGCTGATATTGATTACGTGGCTATTATGGCCGGTATTGATTTATAAGGGGAGGTGAAACCATGGATGTAAAGGGATTAGCGATAAAGTATTACCCAAGGCTGTGGAACATTAACCGGCTTAAGGCCCTGGTGGCGGCCGGGAAGTTATCTGAGGAGGATTATAAGGAGATTACTGGCGAGATATACACCACAAAATAAGGAAAGGTGAGGGAAATGAAGATGAAGAAAGATATGATGTGTACCATACTGGGGATTCTGGCGGCATCAGGAGTGAAGCTGTTTGGTGGATGGACCCCGACATTAAATATTGTATTAATCCTCATGGGGATTGACTTGGCAGCAGGATTTCTGGTGGCAGCTGTATTTAAAAAATCACCAAAATCTGAGAGCGGAGCGGCAAGCTCCAGCGCCATGCTTAAAGGAATATGTAAAAAGATTATGATGATATTCCTTTTGGCCGTGGCTCATCAGCTTGATGTGGCCCTGGGAGTGGATTACATTATGCTGGCAGCTACATATGGATTTATCGCAAATGAGTCGTTGTCGATTGTGGAGAATGCCGGACTCATGGGTATTGTGAAATCCGATGTGATAATCAATGCCATTGAAGTGTTAAAGGGCAAATCGCAGAAAACAGAGTAGTTGCGATATCGCAAGAAAGGTAATAAATGAGGACATTAAGATTTAAAGTATCCGGCCAGGAGCTGATAAGGGCTCCTGGCTGTAATTTTAGCAACATAATTGCAGGCACATCGGGCTACCTGCTGGCGGCGTTTGAGTTTGGGTAGGACTGGGACGGGACTATCCGGGTGGCGGCCTTCTACCCTTACCTACAGTCCCGGGAGGTTGGCAGGCTGATTAAGGATGGCACCTGCATTGTGCCGGATGAAATCACG